CAACCACGCGGCGATGGGGCGGCACCCGCCGCCGACGCCACCAACGACGTTGAGGCCGCTTTCGAGTCTGGCTTCAAAAACCGCTGACACGCCTACGCCGACGACCGGTTCATTCCGGCCTGTGACCGACGCCATTTGACGGCGGTTCCCGTGAATACCTCAGAAAATCCTCTTCACAGGAGCGCCAACCATGGCAATGCAAACGTTTGGCATGACGACTGCCCGACTTGCGAAATTCAAGGGTGAAATACTTTCGCACGCCGTGCCGCAGGAAGTATTGGGCCGCAGCGGGCGCCAGATCCCAATGCCCAAGAACAACTCTGACACGTACGTCGCGCGCCGCTGGCTGCCCTATGGCGCCACCGGGGCCACGGCCTCGTCGCAGAACCAGTTTTTCCAGAACGGGCCGGGCGATCGGGGTAATATCATTGCCCAGGCGCACCAACTCTCCGAGGGCGTGACTCCGCCGCCGGATTCCATCGTGCCGTTGGACATCACCGTGGTCGTGCAGCAATTCGGCTGCCTCTACGGGTTCTCAGACAAGACCTACAACTTGTATGAGGACGACATCCCCAAGGCGATGATCGAACAGGCTGGCGAGCGGATGACGTTCGTCAACGAAATGATCGCCTACGGCGCGTTGCGGGCCTGCACCAACGTCTACTACGGCGGCGCCGGGACATCGATCTCCACGACCAATGGCGGGCTGACGCTGGGCCTCATCCGGCGCATCGCGCGGAATCTTCAGGCCAACCATGGCAAGCCCGTCAACAAGGTTCTGAAGGCGAGCCAAAATTTCGGCACCGACCCGGTCGCCGAGGGCTTCACGGTTTACAGCCACACCGACCTTGAGCCTGACATCAGGGACTTGCCCAACTTCGTGCCCGCCGAGGCCTACGCGTCCGGATCGCCAATCCAGAACGAGATCGGCAAGTGCGAGCGGTTCCGCTTCATCACCTCGGCGGATCTCCCGTCCATCCAGGACGGTGGCGCTGGGGTGGGCGCCACCGGGCTATCGTCCACCACGGGCGCGAATATCGACATCTACCCGTTCATCGTCACGGCGCAGGACGCCTGGGGGCAGATCGCGGTGCGCGGTCTCGGCGCGCTCGATCCGACATTCATTCCGCCCGGCGACAAAACCAAGTCTGACCCGCTGGGCCAGCGCGGTTACGTCGGCTGCGCGTGGTGGAAGGCCGTGATGATCGAAAATCAAGGCTGGATGGCCGTTGGCAACGTCGGTTCCAAAGTATTGGTCTGAGTGATCAAGTAAAGGAGGCATCCAATGCTTGACACGATGAACAGATACCTCGCCGGCTTCAGGGAAGTGCGGTGGGCGCATGCCCTGCGCTCCTGCCTGATTCCGATCGGCGATCGTATGTCCTCGCAGGCTCTCACGCCCGCTGGCCTCGTCGTCGGCACAACTGACACCACGACGGCGAAGATCGGCGCGGCGGCGTTCCAGGCCTGCGCCAACGGTCGCATGGTGACGATCGCCGCCGGCACCGAATTGCCGAAACCGCTAGGCCTCAACGTGACTACCGGGTTTTTCGGCATCGGGTGCTGGTTCACCGACAGCGCGGGCACCGTGACGTTCGCGCCCGGTCCCAACGGCACGACGGCGGGTAGCGCGGGGTTCCCGCAATTCCCGCGTGGGCAGGCGCTGATCGGCTTCATCACCGTGACGATCAGTGGCTCTTACATCGGCGGCACCACGCCACTGAGCGGCGCGACCACCGCCTATTTCTCGCCCACCGGGGCGTTCGATCCGACGATCCTCGTTTGAAAGGGGAATGAAATGGCTACCCTCAACTTTGATTATGGTGTCACACAGAACCTGTCCAATGCGGGTGTGGTCGCCGGGACTACCTCGACCTACACGACGACGGCGGCGACTGTTTGCGCGATCCAGGGCAAGTTCGCGACCCCCCTGGCGGCGCAGACCGCGCAGCCGACGCCAACCACCGACGCGGTCACCGGGCAACCGTTTGTCGCCGTGCCGCCGAACAGCACATGCGTGCTGGTCCTCGGCGTTAACGCCGCTGGCGTGATCCAGATGGCGCAGGGACAGATCCTGCCGACCACCACTGGCGTCACGACCACCGTGGGGGCGTTTCTGCGCGACCCGCAGTTCCCGCCGATCCCCGACAATTTCTGCGCGCTCGCGTATGCGATTGTGAGAACAGCACCAGCCGCCGCGCCGTGGACGCCGGGCACGGGTAGTTGGACAGCATCCGGCGTAGTTACGACTGCGTTTCAGAACGTTAGCCAATTGCCATCTCGGCCACAGCTTTCCTGATCTGGTGCCGTCGTCAGTCCCAACGGGCAAACGGCCCATGAATTCTGGCGGCGGCGTCCTGATAGGCCTGCGTGGCTTCCTCGATGGTATCGAAGGTGCCGAGGTATGCTTCCTTGTTCCTGGACCTGATCCTGGCCATGAAACCGCGCCCATGGGCCTGAACACCCTTGACGCCAACCTTGTTGTCCCTCCGGACCAAGATGTTGGCCATGTTCAGACCGTTTGTCGCGGCTCGCAGATTGTCGATGCGGTTGTTCGCGGGGTTTCGATCAGCATGATCGATGGTGTCAGGAAGCGGTTCGCCGTGGGTCAGAAGCCAAATCAACCTATGTGCGTAGTATGGGTGGTTCTGGAGTCGGATGAGGATATATCCGGCCTTTGTCACCGCCCCCGCGGGCTTCCCTACATTCTTGGCGTTCCATGACCGGAATGTCCGTTCGCTGTCAAACATCTCTCGCGGTCTCGGCAGCCAGGTCAGGGCGCCGGTTTCGGGGTCATAAGCCAGCAACTGGCGCACGAGGTCGCGAGGCGGTAATGGCTTGGGAAGCACGTCGATCCTCCACCCTAGGGTCAGTGTCAGGACGCTCAGAGCCGGTTCAACGGCCTGGGCGTCCGCCTCTGATCATGAATGAACCGTCCCGTAACGGCAACAGTCAGAGGTGATGCATGCCGCCGTTTCAGAAGAAAGAAGCCCACAACAGCGATGTCGCTGTCGAGCAATATGAACCCATCGCCGACCCAAAGGATTACGATGGCGATATCATCCTCGCGGACAAGGACCTGATCGCCAAGGACTACGCCGATGAGTTGGCTTTTATGAACGAACCGATCGAGATCCGCCTGCAACCCTCGACTGACAGGAACGCCGCCATGTCGTTTCCCGTGTGGGTGAACGGCAAGCCAGCCGAGGTGATGACCAACGGGCGCTGGCGAGAATTGGGCTGGCTGCCGGTGGCGACGAACCTCACGGTGCGCCGGTCGGTGCTGGAGATCATCCTGCGCGCCAAGGTCGACACCGTGAACACGCAGATTTTCGGTTCCGACACAGAGCGGCCCGAAAACAAGACGCCGCGCTTCACGACGCCGGTTCATTCCGTGTCCGTGCTGTCCGATCCGAACCCCAAGGGACCGGCGTGGATGACCGAGGTCATTCGCAGGACGTATTGACGTGACCTACCTGGAAATGTGCCGCGTGGCGATCATGAATTGCGGCGTGGCGCCGTTCGCCGCCCTCAACACGGTGCTGCCGACCGTGGTCGGGGCCACCGGCAGCGTCGGCAGGGTCACCGCGTGGGTCAAGGACGCATATTCCGACATCGTGATGGAACACGACGACTGGGAATGGCTGCGGTCCAGCAACATGCTGGGGGCCGGCGTTTCGTTCCAGACCGTCGCCGGGCAGGCCAGCTACCCGCTGGGCACCGGGCCGGGAACGGTGGGCGTGGTCGCCGACCGGCTTGGCAAGTGGGCTGAACACACGTTCCGCGATCACACGACATCAGTCGGGTTTGTCAACGAAAACTACCTCGATGACATCCCCTACGATCAATGGCGCAACGATTACATGTATGGGGCGCAGCGCAACGTGAAGACGCGCCCGATCGTCATCGCCATTGGCCCGGATCTGAGCCTCAATCTGGGTCCGCCGCCGAACGATCAATACACCGTCACCGGAGATTATTTCGTCGTGCCGCCGGATCTGACGGCTGACGCGGACGTGCCGTTCGGCCTGCCGACGCGGTTTCACATGCTGATCGTCTACAGGACGATGATGAAATACGGCCAGTATGAGTCCGCGCAAGAGGTTTACACGCGCGGCCAGGAGGAGAACGCGGGCATGTATTCGCGCTTGCAGCTTCTTCGCGCGCCGCGGGTGAGCTGGGGAGCCGCGCTGGCATGACGCTCATTCTGGAAGGTCCGTCCACCGACCCGGACGCCCCGGTCATCACGCCGATCGCGCTGTCCGAGGACATCAACACCGAACTAACGTCTTTTTGGCTGCCACTGGCCGGCGGCACGATCGTCGGCAGGCTGCTGCTCTCCGTCGACCCCTTGGTGCCGCTTGAGGCGGCGAGCAAGCGATACGTCGACAATCGGGCGCCGCTGGGCGGTCCCTACCTTCCGCTCGCCGGGGGCAGCATGCAGGGCGGTCTGACACTGGCCGGCGACCCGCTGATGCCGCTACACGCCGTCCCGCTGCGTTACCTTCAGGCCAATTACGCCCCGGTCGGCGTGTATGTGCTGAAGAACGGCGACACGATGACCGGGCCGCTGACACTGCCGGCTGATCCGCTCGCGGACATGCAGGCGGCGACGAAGCAATACGTCGATCACAAGTCCGGAGCGGGCCTGTCTGAGGCGCCGATGACCGGCCTGACCTACGGCAGACAGTCCGCGGCCTGGAATCAGGTGATCGCCGCGAACAACGACATCGTCGATGGCGGTAATTTTTGATTACGACATCAGAACATAGGGGTATCTTCTAGTGGCCGATATCCTCCGCATCAAACGACGCGTGACCGGTGCCCCGGGCGCCCCCTCCGGGCTGGCGAACGCGGAAATCGCCTACAACGAGGTCGACCACATCCTTTATTACGGCGAGGGAACGGGCGGCGGTGGGGGAACCGCTTCGATCGTCGCGGCCATCGGCGGGCAGGGTCTCGCCTACACGTCGCTGCCGGCGATGGACGGCACCGCGTTCGCGGGAGGAGCCTCGCTGTGGTCGCGCGGCGATCATGTGCATCCCACCGACACCACGCGCGCGGCGGCATCCTCGGTCCCCGGGCCGTCGGTCACCCCGCCGGCCATGGATGGAACCCAGACGATCGGGGTGCTGGCGACCTACGCGCACGGCGACCACATCCATCCGACCGATACCAGCCGCTACGCCGCGAGCAATCCGTCAGGATACCAGACGGCGGCACAGGTCGTGGCGGTCAGGCTGGACCAGTTCGCCGCGCCCACCGCGCCGGTCAACTGGAACAACCAACCGCTGCAAAATCTGGCGGAGCCAAGCAACAATTCGGACGCCGCCACGAAGCACTACGTGGACGGCGCGTCGCAGGGACTGGCATCCAAGGCCGCCGTGCAGGCCGCGACGACGGTCAATATCGCGCTGTCGGGGTTACAGAGCATTGACGGCTACCCGACCGGCGCGGGCGACCGCATCCTGGTCAAAGACCAGACGACGCAGGCCAACAACGGGATCTATGTGGCCTCGGCCACCGGCTGGAATCGCGCGACCGACATGGCCACCTGGGCACAGGTGCCCAACGCTTACGTGTTCGTTTCGCAGGGCACGGTCAACCAGAACAGTTCCTGGGTCTGCACCTCGACGCTGACCGGCGGCACGATCGGCGTCACCGCGGTGACCTGGGTGCAGTTCTCGCAGGCGGCGGTCGCGACGGCGGGCGCGGGCCTCAGCAAGGTCGGCAATCGCTTCGATGTCATCGGCACCGCCGGGCGCATCGCAGTCGGCGCGGCGGTGGACATCGACACCAACTATGTCGGTCAGATCAGCATCGTCACGCTGGGGACGGTGGGCACGGGGACGTGGAACGCGACGACCATCGCCATGGCGCGTGGCGGCACGGGCGCCACGAGCATCCCCACGGGCTACGTGACCAGCAACGGGTCGGTGCTGTCCTCGGTCGCCAGCATCCCCAACAGCGGCATCTCAGGCCTCGGAACGATGGCCACGCAGGACGCGACCAACGTCGCGATCGTCGGCGGCTCGATCAACAACGTGACGTTCGACTGCGGCGTTTTTTAGAGACGATGTTGAAACGACAATCAGCCGGGATAGTCTTGTTCGCCAGGGTAGGCCCATGTGGTTCGTCCGTCTCGGATGACTCTTCTGCGTCCGGTTGCCGTGGCGGACAGCCGGTCGGCCATTTGCGGTCCCTTTGGTCTGCCGGACTGGAACGCGATGGTCTTTGCCCTGCGGGCCTCGCGTCCCTGTTCATCCTGTGTGGCCCAGTAGTTTTTGCCATACGCCGGATTCTTGGAGCCTTTTGGGGGGTAGTTACGGGCGCGATCAGCGCGGTTCTGTTCAGCGAGGGTTATCGACACATTGCCGGGTTCATACCCTCCACGGTCGCCTTGACGCGCCATGACATATTGACCGCGTCTCCAGCCACGCCTCTCCCATTGGCCGCTTTCCTGCCACAGGGTCCACCATTGATCGAAGGTCAGGGCAAAGGGGATATCGCGCGCTCTGGCATTCGATTTGTGCGCGGCAAAGAGAAACCTGGGGGTCCGGCTGTTCCGGGCGCGCCATTGTTTCATACGTTCAGGCGTCGGCATTTGTGTCTCCCTTCGAGAGGCACGTTGTAGTGGCTGATCTGCTACGCATCAAGCGGCGACCCGCCGGGGGCGCCGCCGGGGCGCCCGCCTCGCTGCTGTCGTCCGAGGTCGCTTTCAATGAGGTTGACCGGACGCTCTACTATGGCCTCGACAATGCCGGTGGGGTCACGACCAACATTATCCCGATCGCCGGTTCCGGCGCGTTCCTGCCGCTGTCGGGAGGACGGTTAAGCGGCGGGCTGAGTTTCGGCGTGGCCACGGTGTCGAACCCCACCGACATGTCGCGGCATATCTCGCTGTTCGACGGCTGGGGCGGCTTCAGCATCACGGGTGGCACGCTCAACCTCGTCTCTGGCGGCATGCTCACGATGTTGTTCCAAGGTGCCACCGCCACCATGGGGACGGGCGTCGGCCTGTATCTCGATCACGATCCGGTCAACGCGACAGAAGCGGTGCCGAAACAATACCTCGACAATAATTACAGCACGAATACGCAGGGTGACGCCCGTTGGGTCAACGTGACCGGCGACACGATGACTGGCCCTCTGGGCATCGCCGATACTTCATCAAGTCCGTTGGTCATCCTGGGCAACCCGGTGATGCCGGGTATTCCGCCGCCCGCGCCAAGCGTCCGCTTCATCGGGGCGCACAACAACGACGGCATGTTTCTTGTCGATGCTTTTGGCAACGGCGGGTCAGGCGGCGGTGGGTTCTTCATGGCTCGCTCCACGGGAGGCGATGCGGGCGCGCCAGGCGCCGTCGCCGCCGGCCAGCGCATGGGCGGGTTACGGTTCTCCGGTTATGGCACTACGGGTTACGGTACGGCGCGTGCGGTCATCCAGGCGTTCGCGGCGGAAACCTTCACCGATGCCGCGCAAGGTGTTTATTTTAGCTTCCTCACCACGGCCATCGGGACCGCGACGCCGCTGGAGCGGCTGCGGTTGACTGATGCCGGCGCATTATTGTTACAGGTTGGTGATCCAACGCAGCCCCTTCAGGCGGTGCCAAAACAATACCTCGACAATAATTACAGCACGAACGCGCAGGGCGACGCGCGCTGGGTGAATGTTTCCGGCGACACGATGACCGGCCAACTCAACATCGCCAACAACAACAGCGCCCTGAGTTTCAAAGACGCCAGCGGCGGCGATGTCAGGTTTATCGTCGGCTCCGACAATCATCTCGGCGTTTATAGCACGGGGTCCGCTGGCGCGACCAACGTGGTCATACTGGACTTCTACGCTCGTAACGACAGCCCGCTGGTGACCTTTAGCCAGTCCACGACGTTCTCAAAAGATGTGACGCTATGGGGAACACTTACCTCGAACTCCAGCATCAACCTGAACAACGGCGTCGGCAACGACCCCAATGACCGCTCGCGCGGCATCACGCTCTGGGGTCCGACGGTCGGCACTGGTTACGGTTTCGCGGTCACCGCCTACACGCTGAACTATGCCGTGCAGGGCGGCAGTCAGAGCCGACACGACTTTTACTCGGACACCGATCTGCTGTTCAGGGTGGGTGGTGATCAGGTCCAACTCTATCGGCCCATGATACTGGCCCGCGACCCGATCGCCGCGATGGAAGCGGTCACGCTGCAATACCTCACGGCCAACACGATCAGCGCGGGCGGTGGGGACGCGCGCTGGGTCAACGTGACCGGCGACACGATGACGGGGTTGTTGGGCATCGCGGCGCCGGATACGCCCACGACCGCGCAACTGGTGCTCAACCCGACCGCGACCGGCGCGGTCAGGCTTGAGAGTAAAATCCGCTTCT